CACAATTAATTTTCTGTCACTGGTGTCAACTTCCATATAGTCTAATACTTCGGTTAAGCCTATAAAGCTTTTACCTAAATACAAACCATTGAAGCCTTCCCACTCATCTTTTAACATGCGATAAACACTTAGTGCTTGCTGCACATCTAGCGGAAAGTCTTCGTACTCTACAGGAATTTCACTATCTACAGGATCGCTACCCATCATATCGCACATCTCTAAATAGCGTTCCTTGCTCATACTAACTTGCTGATTTTGAAAGTAGTTATTTAGCTGTGCTTCAACTCCTTGGAGCTGCTCTTGGAAAAGTTTCCCAAGTCATTAACTTGTTCGCTAATAAAACTATCAAAGTCGCCGGAATTCTTCATTAAGTAGAGTGCATTTTCACTAGAGTAATTTAATTCATCTTCTGGGTCTAGTTTACTTACATCTACTGGTGCTAGTTGTTCTAAGTATTTAATTTTTAAACCAGTCCAACCTTTTACTGCGTTTTCTACATATAGTTGTAAAAATAATTCGTCATTTAATTCTTCTTGTGGTTGACGATTTTTAAAACTAGTTTTTGTTGCACGTTTGCGAATATTTACAATTGTTTCACGACTTAAAAAAGCTAAGTCAATTTTAAAGCCTGGCATGCCAGGATATTCTACCTCAACACTTTTAGAGGGTACTAATAAAGATTTTAAACTAAGATCTGCCATTTGTTTTTAAGGTTAGTGAGACCGGCGTTATACCGGTCTCGGTTGATAAAACTTATGCGTAATATTTGACGTTAATTTCGTTAGCTTCTTCAAGATCAAAGTTGCGAACGCCATTAATTGTATCAGTACCTTGAGCAGTAAAGTTAATAGTTGTACTAATAACTTGCTCAGTAGCAACTGTTGGAATAGTAAGCACTACACCAGGCATTTCGATTTCTACACGATCATTAGCAGTAGAACCACCAATTACAAGTTTCATATAAAATCTAGGATCTACTGTGGTACTGCTACCTGCTAGCAAATCTTGTAACAACTGTATAGTTTGTTTACGTCCGGTGGTTGGATCGCTAGTATTAGCGGCACCAGTAGCACTACCACTACGTAAGTAAGCTGTAACACTACCACTAATTGCACGTGTACCAGCAAAATATGTAACTGGATTGTTAACAATACCTAGGTTAGCAGGTGTTAAGTAACTAACGTTGTTGCTAATTGTTAGGTTACCACCCGTAATGGGTAGGTTGTAATAGGTAGTTGTAGCAGGAGGTGTTCCTGGACTGCCTAAGCCTGCCTGTAGTGTAAAGGTGCTAAGCTTGTTGGCAATAAACGCAGCTGTAGTAATCTTTTGTGCAAATGTACTAGCATTAAATATGCCACTACCAGTAAATGAGCCACTACCAATTGCTGTTGGGCCAGTAATTGGTCTAATTGCTTTAGCCTGTCCTGCCCAAGCAATGCTGGCAATAGCGTCAATACCGAAATCAATAGTTGCTGTGTTTAACACGCAATCATCAATTAAAAAGCACGCTGTGTCCATAATAACAATTAAACCAAAGCGCTGTAGCTGGTGCTTGTTACTATTTGTAGCTACTACAGTAGCAGGAGTTTCTGGAGTAACTGTACTATCACCGTTTGTCCAAGCTGGACTAGTTCCACCAATTGGATCAACAGCAAACATTGCGTTCCATAATACACTTTCTTCAGCTGTAAGAATAGTGCCGTCGTCATATGGACGAATGTAAGTAGTCATGTTAAAATCAACAGGATCTAGCTGTGTGTTAAAAGTACGCTGTCCACGTACAGGTACAGCACCTGTTTCATTTAGTGTAATTGTTTCCGATGTAGTATTTTGACTAAACCCAAAACCGTCTAATACTTGAATTTCACGGGTATTAGTATTACTAATTACAGCATTACCGCCAGCTGCTAGAGCTCCACCAATAACTCCTAGAGCAGAACCTGTATCACCTACTGCAGTAGTAAAAAACACTCTACTATTACGAAGTAAATTAAAACTCATGTTTTTATCCCTTTTTATGGGTATTCAGCTAGCCTTGACTAGACGTTTATCTGTACCAGGCTTTATGAATACGGTTGCTTACATAATCTGGTATCTGACCTGTAAGTTAATCTCGCCAACTGCATAGGGAGCTAAGAGGCCCTCATCCGTAGTTATTGAGTCTATTAATATTTCTGTTGTTTCATAATTGTTAGTTGCATCATATACTAGTTGACGATTTGCATCTATACAACGCTCTAAGTCCTCTAATAATTGCTCTAGTTGTTCTTGTGCAAACTCTTCACTTTTGCAGTATACTTTTACACACACTCCAAGCATGCCCCAGGCAAAGTCTGCTGGATGATATTCACGCATTTCCGTACCAGGACTTAGGTATACACTAGGAAAGTCATTTACTTCGTCCCAGAACTTAAGTTTGGCAAAACACTGCTCTTGTAAATTTATTGTATAAGGCGCTGTACCGTCTATAGTTTTAAAACGTTCGGCAAGGGCCTTGACTATACTAGTTCGTCTACTCATACTAATACGGCCCTTAATCTTGTTATTTTGGCCTGTGCTGCTATTTGTCTAATTGACTTTGATATTAGCAGTTTAGGGTTTCTACTTCTAGGTTGTTCCTGCTTTCCACCGTCACTAAAAGTTGCATATGGGTAGCGCATATAGTCGTAATATGCGGTGACCATACCCTCTCTACCCTTAGTTAATCGTTCTACGCGCACACTTTCTGCAAATCTGCCACTACGTAAATTAAGTATATCACGCCTAGTACCGTTACCCATGTTTTGTTTAACAGTTTGTACAAGATTACTATTAAGTAAATTTTGTAATGATAGTAATTGATTGTCTTGTTTTGTAGCCCCTGATAACATTGATAACATTGGTTGCTGTTTGGCAACAACTTTTGCAGGCCGTTTTACTTTTTTAACACCTTTTGTAAAACCAGTAATTGTGGGTACAGTTACCTTATCGGATTTTTTATTAGTTTTTGTTATTTTTTGCTTAAAGGCTGTTACAGTTTCGCCTTTAATCGTAGCCATAATACTATTAGCTATATAATCTAAAACACTTGGGGAACCTCTACCAGTTATTAAGGCACGTCTAATTTGTGTGGCTATTTTACCACCAACCGCACCTATTAGTTCACCCAACTTTCTTAATGTTTTAGAATTAGATTGTGTATTTATAGATTTTTCTAAAACACTACCGCGTCGTTGATTAACTACACTATTTTCAAATCTAACAATATTCCCACCAATACTAACAAAAACTTTAATAAAACCTTCACTAAAATCTTTTTCTATGGTTAGGTATTCTTCTGTTTGTCTGGCTTGCTCAATAAAATTTACACTAGCTTGTTGTGCTGCTAGTAATCCCTGGGCACTACCACTGGTATCTGTAATTACATCAAAAATAATATTAATTACTTTTGGACTATTAAATTGTAATTTTATAGATCCATCTGGCTCTTGATAACCTATTGCTGTATGTCCATAGTCCAAAAACTCACTAATAGTGTTTACGTTTTTTATAGGATTTAAAGATAATTGCTTATTTATTTCTTTAGTAAAACTTGATGTAATATCATTAAAATTGTTATATAAAAATACGTCTCTATTTACATTACTTAAGTCAGTAATATGTATAGTATCTACAAATAGTTCTCTTAATCCCTGTAGAACTGTACCATATTCTCTATCATATCTAATAATCTGATTGAGCTGTAGTAATAAATTTCTTTGTGATACACTAATAGAATTGGTTGCAAATTGTTTTGCCGCTGCTCTAATAGTTTTAACTATTAGGTCTATTTCTTTATCACTCAATTTATTTTCAGTATACTTCTTATCTAAGCTAGGCGTATAGGTATCACCTAATGCTGTTTTCAAAGATTGGCCTATATCACTATACTTTTTTAATTCACGCTCTATGTTGCTGTAGTCAATAACTAACATAGTTGGAAAAACACTGTCTACAATTTGTCTAAAGTCTAGTGTTTTTCGCTCATATAATCTGGTATCAGTTTGTTTTAATCCTCGGCTAGTATACTCACCAACAGTATTTACTAATTCTTTTGGCAAATCTCTAATAAATTCTACATCAGCAGTTTGTGTAGACTTCATTATACATAGTCCGCCATATACTGATCTAGTACACGCTTAATATGTGCCGGAAAGTTTGTAGTAGCTACATACTGTATTTGTGTAACATTGGGCGTAACATCACGATTTACATGTACTGCGCTGTTATTCTTACTGTAGTATTCTACTAAGTCTAATACTGCTAATTTAAGATCTTCTGGTACAGTTTCATAACCTGCTGTGTAGGTTACGCGATAGCCGCGAATGTACTCTAGAAACCACCCGCCATTGCTTATAGCTCTAACACTGTCGCCATCTGGTACCCAGTCTGTAAACTTTACAAGTTTAGTATAAGTTTGACCATAGTCTACGCTTTTACTAACTTCTGCTACGTTAACAACTGGGGTTTCTTTTAATATTAATTTATCAAATCCGCCATCAAAATATTCTGTTTTACTTTCATCATAGTAGTCAGTAAAATTTCTGCGGCAGTAGGTTTTTACTAACTGACTAACTTTAGGAATTAGCAGGTCAATTTCTTGATCTTTATTTGTAGTAGTAATTCCTAGATAGTTTTTATACTCCGTTCTAGTAATTAGGTCAGCCATAAATCCTCCTGTGTCTCTAAAGACTAGCACGCTAGACTTTAGAGACAGGGCTCCAAAGAACCCTGCCTAAGTTTAATTAAACGTAACGAACTGTTACAACACCACTACCTTCATTGCTTGTTAAGCGGCTCATAGCGATACGCATACTAGCAACGATAACACGGCGCTGGTTGATAACTTCGTCATCTGTGTCAATACGCATTGCACGATGGTTACCAACAACAAAGTTACGTGGGTTAACTAGAACAGCTAATGCATCGTTAGCAGCTGCACCTGTCATTTGTGCACTAACAACAACTGGAGTTTGGGCGATTAGTCCAACTTGACCAGTAATTAGTGTGTTACGTGACTCACTAATCTTGTCTGTGCTTTGGAAAGTAGCATCTTCTAGTAGATCATAATATGCTGCTTGGCTAACAAAGCAGATTAGTTCGCTAGGCTCTAAGCCCCAAACACCTAGTGCACGACGAGCAGCTTGGAATTTAGCAAATGTAAATCCTGTTGCTCCAGTACCACCAACAGCAACTGTTGGGCTGCTTGTAGCGCTACCGTCATAATATGCTAGACCATTGATACCAGCCGCATATGTTGTAGCACCAACGTCATTACCTAATAACATAGACTTGTCTAGTGTCTTAGCCATACGACGTGTGATTGCATCACGGATGATAGGTACTAGGGCGATAAGACCATCTTCCTCTTCTTCAAAGGCGATGTACTCTTTGGTAGCTAGTTTAGCGCTGCTGATTTCAATGTCTTTGAGCGCATGTGTACGAGCTGTACCACTGCTAGCTGCAGCACCAAAATCACTATTTGCTACCCAGGTTGCATCTGCACCAGCATCTGGATTGATAGGCAGCTTCATGAAAGGCTGTGGCATAGCGATCTGACGGATTGTACCAGCAACAACTAGCTGACGACGAATCTCGTTTTCCATGTTGGTACTAACTTCTAGTTCCCAAGTTTGACCTGGTAGGCGAACTGCACCACCAGCACCGCCACCACTACCTGCAGCACCAGCTGTACCACCACTAGCGTACTTTTGTACTAGGCTCTTGGCATACTTAGTTTCTTCGATAGGCTTTTTAGTGATCTTGCTGATAAATACAGCAGCTTCTTTTTCTGCATATGTAGGACCACCGTCGCTGCTCTTAACGTCACTAAACTGCATACGGCTCTTTTGAATAGCTTCTAGCTCAGCAGCTTTTTCACGTAGTGCACTTTCTAGGCCTTCTAGGGCGCTCTTGTGGCTTTCGGCTTGGTCATTAAGGCGCTTTTCAACTTCAGCTAATAGCTTTTCTGCACCTGTGTCAACTGTTTGAACTGCGCTAACAGCAGCTTTGATCTTAGCTTGTAGCTGTGCTTCTTCATCAGCTTTACGCTGTAGCTCTTCAGCAGCTTTAGTTTGAGCCTCTACAACAGCGCGTGCTGTTTCAGCAGCAGCCTTAGCAGCAGCGTCGGCCAATAATTTTTCTAACTCTTTTGGATCCA